ATAAGATATCCCCGGCCAGAAAGCCGGGGCTTTTTGAAAAATAATAAAAATTGATTTATAAAACGATTGACAAGTAAATTAAAATAATGTATAATACAGTCATAAGGAACAAAAAAAACAACCTGACAGGAGGAAGAAACCATGAAAGAAAAGTACAAACAGCAGCTTTCCACCGCCGCGCGCGAAATCCTCGAACACTCTGGCCTGAGCTTTGACCCCAGGGGTGACATGATGGCCGTGTCGCCGCGCGACAAGGCCGTCAAGCTGGTCAAGGCGCATCCCGCCGAGGTGCAGGAGATCAAGGCCGCGCTGATGGCTGAGGAAGCCGAAGAGCGCGAAACCGCCGAGCGCCGCCGTGCTTTCCGCGCGACAATTCCGGGGCTTGCGGAAATCGAGGCCGCCGATGAAGCGTTTTTTGCTTATCGACGGGCGTTTGCCAGGGCGATGGATTCCGGCGACGGCGTTTATCCTAAGCCGCCGAAGGAAAACACCGACGAGCTGCGCGAACGCTACCCGATGGCGGCCGCGATGCTCCGCGCGGAAAGCTACTCTCACGCGGCCAATTACCACAAGGCCAGCGCTGGCAGAAAAGCCGTCGAGCGTATCCTTGATGGCGAGGACTGGGAAAGAGCTATCGGCGACATGGAGGCCGAGTGGGATGCGGCGGTGAGTGAACACATGTGGGACTGACTGACAAAAACCTGATATAAACATGACGCGTATCTGACAGGTGCGCGTCTTTTTTTTGTGGGAAAATGGGGGCAGAAGCAGGTGAGAGCGTGTTTGTTCCATTCAATCCAAACCCTTTTCGGTCTCGTGTTGGTGACTGCGCGATTAGAGCGGTAAGCAAAGCGACGGGGCAGACGTGGGAAAGCGTATTCGTCGCGCTTTGCCTTGACGGTTTCTGTGCTGGGGATATGCCGAACGCAAATCACGTCTGGGGCACGTATCTTCGGCGCAAAGGCTTCAAACGTCACAACATCCCGGAGACATGCCCGGACTGCTATACGGTTTCGGACTTCTGCCGAGACTTCCCACGCGGCGTTTATGTTCTGGCGACAAATGGACACGTTCTCGCGGTTGTGGACGGCAATTGGTATGACACATGGGACAGCGGCGGAGAAACGCCCCTTTACTACTGGGAGGGATGATTTATGGCTTATCCGATGCAAGGCTGGCAGCAGCCATACGGCGGATATTACCCACCTATGCAAGATCAACTCGCGCAGCTCAGATCACAACCATACATGCCGCAACAGCCGGCGCAGCAAGCGCCAGCTCAAAATGGCGGCGGAATCATCTGGGTGCAAGGCGAAGCAGCGGCAAAAAGCTACCCGGTCAGTCCCGGAAGCGGCGTGCTGCTGATGGATAGCGAATCTTTGACGTTTTACCTCAAATCTGCGGACGCAAGCGGTATGCCGTCGATGAGAATCTTTGACTACACCGAGAGGACAGCACCAAGGCAAGCCGAGTCTTCCGTGCAATCAGCCGAGTATGTGACCCGCGAAGACTTCAACGTGCTTGTGGCGCGGGTCGATGCGCTGGCAAAAAAGCCGAGCAGGAAAAAGGAGGATGCAGTCGATGAGCAACCCGCTGTTTAATGCGATGCAGGGCATGTCTGGGAATCTTCCTGGACAGATGGGACAGTTTCAGCAGATGGCGCAGGAGTTCAAGCGGTTCAAAGCTGGATTTAACGGCGATCCGCAGCAAGAGGTTCAGCGCCTACTCAACAGTGGCAAGATGACGCAGCAGCAGTTTAATCAGCTCTACGGCATTGCCCGCCAGTTTCAAAGCCTCTTTGAAGGTCTCTAACGGCTAAATCCGTGCGCACGGTTAGCGATAAAAACGAAAGGAAGTATGAAAATGTCTTTGACTACTTCGGAAATGACCCCTGCCGATATTGCGGCGGTAACTGGCGGAAATCGCAACAACGGCGGCATGTTTGGAGACGGGAACGGCGCATGGTGGATCATCGTTCTGTTCCTCTTCATGTTCTGCGGCTGGGGCGGCATGGGCTGGGGCGGCGGCTTCGGCAATAATGGCGCAAATTCTCCGGGCTTCCAGGGCTACGCGACCCGCGCCGACATCAACGAAGGCTTTGCCATCAATGGCATCGACAACGGCATCCGTGCCATCCAGAACGGGCTTTGCGATAGCACCTACGCCATCACCAACGCCGTCAACGGCGGCTTCAGCGCGGCGGAGCTTTCCCGCGCCAACCAGCAGTCGGCGCTCATGCAGCAGCTCTTTACGATGCAGATGCAGCAGGCGAACTGCTGCTGCGAGACACGCGAAGCGATTCAGGGCGTGAATTATAACCTCGCTACTCAGGCTTGCGATACACGCAACCAGATGCAGCAGGGCTTCTGCGCCATCCAGAACACGCTCAACAGCAATACCCGCGACGTGATCGACAACCAGAACGCCAACAGCCGTGCGATTCTCGACTTCCTGACGCAGGACAAGATTGCCACGCTCACGGCGGAAAACACCGATCTTCGCCGCGCTGCGTCGCAGGATCGTCAGTCGGCGCTGCTGACAACGGAGATGGGAGCGCAGACGGCGCAGATCATCAACGCGCTGCGTCAGCCCGTCGCCGTCCCTGCATATCAGGTACCTAACCCCTATACGGGCGTATACGGCTACGGCTGCGCTGCTAACGCCGGTTGTGGCTGCTAAAATCGCATAAGAGATGCAACTGTTCGGCGCGACCGAGCTGTTCAGCCCTGAGCTGATTCTGCAACGACGGCGGGGCGAATGTGTCCCGCCGTTTCTTATGAAAGGAGATAATCTATGGCTGAGTATACCAACGCTAGCACGGCACTTGTCGCGGCTGGCCAGAATCTACCACTGACCGAAACGCCGATTTGCGGCTCTCCGTGCATCGTCCATCGAGAGGGCGCGGGAATCGTAACCCTTCGCGGCATGACGAACCAGTGCCGAGCGCGGTACTTTGTGGATTTCACCGGGAACATTGCCATTCCGACCGGAGGAACGGTTGGGGCGATCTCCGTTGCGCTGGCGATAAACGGAGAGACGCTGAATAGCGCTGTCGCTATCGTCACCCCTGCGGCGGTCGAGAACTATTTTAATGTTTCCGTCTCTGCGTTTGTCGATGTGCCGCGTGGATGCTGCGTAACCGTCGCGCTGAAAAACATCAGTGCGCAAGCGATTGACGTTGCCAACGCAAACCTGATCGTCACGCGGCAGGCGTGAGAAAGGAGCAAAAAATGAGCATGAAAGCGATGCGCGACTTGCGCGATATGCTTTGCGATGAGCTGGACAAAATCGCCGCCAAGCGCGACATGAACCCTGGCGACCTCGAAACCGTTCATAAGCTGACCGACACCATCAAGAATATTGACAAAATCGAAATTCTTGAGGACGAAGGCTACAGCAACAGCGCGGAGTGGCGCGCTGACGTGCGCGGAAGCTATGGGCGCAACGACCGGCGCGGTGAGCATTATGTGCGCGGGCATTACAGCCGTGACGACGGGCGCGAAAGCATGATGCGCAAAATGGAAGAGATCATGCGCGACGCGACCGGCGAACAGCGCGAAATCATCCGCCGCGCGATGGACGAGCTGCGCAACGCCTGACGGGCGGTGAGCGGCATTGATCGACCTGAAAGAGATCGACGAAACCATCACCAAAATCAAGCGCGAAGGGACGAGCGTGAAAGATGCTGAACGTCTGGCGGTGCTGTACGGCCTTCGGGCACACATGGCAAGCGAATCTGTGCAGGATGTAAGGAAAGCGCCCGTTTCGGTGTACTCGATGGCGGCAGAGCCGGAAAGCGAGTTCCGCGCTGCGTGTGCAGGCTTGTCATCTGTCGAGCTTGTTGATGCGCTGGAGGACACGATTCAGGGCTTGCAGATCGTCGCGCCGAAGGCATACGCGGCGGCAATCCGGAAGCTGAAAGCATCTCGAAACTAGCTGTTTTTGGCACGATTTCACACGAAATTTCACACGAAGACCAAAAAAGCTAGTAAATACAACGGGAATAAATGGGTTCAAGTCCCATCTACCGCACCAAACAGGAAATCCAGAGGCCACAAAGGTTTCTGGATTTTTTCTTTTGCCGTCTATTTTATTCAGTGTAAATTATTACTCGTTTCGTGTATCACCTTTCCCGTTTCGTGTGAACTTTTGCAAAATCATTTCACACGGAATTTCACACGGGCTTTTTGATGGATTCGTAGAGCGCCGCCGTTCCCGCGGCCAGCTCGGCGTTTACGGATTCCTGCCGTTCGCGGAAAAGTTCGACGTACACCTGATGGGAGAAAGCGGACGTTGAATGACCCATGACGCGGGCAAGCTCTTCTTCGGACGCGCCGGAGTAGGCGACGGACGTTGCAAAAAAATGACGCAGATCGTAAAAGCGCATCTTTCCGGGAAGCCCAAGCGCCGCCCTGCATTTTTTCCAGCGGTAGTCAACGAGGTTAGGCTTTAGCGTCAGTATTTGGGCGTGGTCAGCGCCTCGTGGCTTGCAGTCGTACAAGTTTTGGAAAAAAGACCAGTCGAGACGAAGCGCGCGTTCTCCCGCATCTGTCTTTGTGACGTTTTTTCTGACGTATGAGCGGGATTCATCGCGCACTGTGGCCTTGTCGATGCTTAAAAGCCCCATTTTGTACGCTTTCCCGTCTCTGCTGATTGCGGAAACAGGTTCAGCGGACAGATCGCCCCACGTCAAAGCATACGCCTCAGAAGGGCGCAAGCCCGCGCTCACGATGAAGCAGCAATAAAGGTAGAAATCCGTTTCCCAATGCTCTTTGGCGTAGGTCAGCACGTCTCGCGCCCAGCCTTCGGAGAAAAGCTGCTTCTTCGACTTCTTCCTTTTGGCTATGACAATCCCGGACAAATTCAAATCAGGCGCATATTTGCCAAAAACGGAACGCAGAAAGTAAAACTCATTCCGAACCGTTTTCACGGCATGGTCTTTAGCTCTTGCGTCAATCGCTTTTTGGATATCCCGCTCTGTGATTTGATCCAGGCGTAAAGAGACAAGCATCGGAAAGCTGTTTTCCCGTATCGAGACATACGCCGGAATCGTAGACGGCGAATAGCCCTGTACACGGCAAGTATCTATAAACTCGTCCATCGCCTGACCGAGCGTCAGCGTTTGCTTCTTCTTCCGCTTGTGATCGGCAGCAGCGACGGCGGCAAGGCGTTCAGATTCGCGGGCGGTCGATGCGGTGAAGGATTCGACGATTGGCTTTCCGGCGGCATCCCTGCCGAGGTAAACCTGTGTTCGCCAGTTCCCTGACGGAAGTTTCTTTGCCTTTGCCATAAAAAATCCCCCTTTTGATAATTTTATGATAATTTTTTGATAGTATATTCTCGGAATATCGGCATATGATAAAAAAAGAAAGGCGGTGAACGCATGAAAGATGTGAATCGGATGTTTGCATTGTGTACCCCGGAGTGGATGGTTGAAGACGGAGAAACCAAGGCAGAGGAAAACGCGATTGTGCTTGCAATCATCGAGAATCTGCGAACGTGCCTGAAAGGCTTGCCCAACGAACTGACGCAGAATCAGAAAAGAATCGCTTTTGAAAGGGCAGTCAAACTTTTCAAAGCGGAAAACTGTTTCAACGTTCCGAACGCGACAGATTACGGGTTTGGGTTTGGTTTTGCATCGACTACCCCGTGCTGCGGAAAAGCCGAATAAACCAAAAGGACGCGCCCATCAGGACGCGCCTTTTTTTGTCGCTCAGCGCGACCTGATGTTTTGTCGACGTCGGCAAAACATCGCTTGTTTTCATTTCAAGCGATTAGAAACCAAGCCCCTTGTAGGTGGAGAAATCCAACGTGCCGGACGTTGAGACGATATCCCCATCTTCGAGGGAGAGTTTGCCGATTACCGGGTCTGTGCTTGTCAGATGATATGCGGATTCAAAGCCGTTTACATAAAGCGTCACCATGGCGCTTTTTACGCTGTTTGTGATCGTGTAATCTCCGGCGGGGATATCACTTCCAACGGTGTATTCACCAGCGGGGACAGATACGCACTTAAATTCTTCACGGCTTACAACTTCTTCGAGGATTTGGCTTTGTAAATCGACAAGCTCATCAAAGGACATACTCTTCAGATCAACTTCGGCCATTGCAACTCCGGCAGATAACACCATGCCCGCCAATACGATAGCAAGTTTCTTTTTCACGACTGAATCCCTCCATTTTCTTTATTCAGAATCTTTCCGATTCTAACGTAACCGATAAAGCCCAAAATGATTTCCGGGATGCAAAGTTCCGCGTACATGGTAAACATCACGGCGGCGACGCAAAACATGATTGCGGCAGTCAGTGCCATTCCGCGCTTATTATTAAAGAAGGCAATCCATGCAAAAATTGAACCCAGCACGCACATCAGCATGTGGGGAGTTACCATCATCGTGGCGATAGAGCCGCCAATCGAACCAGCCGCAGTATCTGCAAAATACGCCAACAGATAAATCGAGTACAGCGTTCCAAGCGCGGCGCAAAGGAACTCAGTTTTTGACCTTCTCATTGTTTTAACTCTTCCTTTATTCTATTTTTGTGCATTTGTGCATAAAATCAATCATAACGACTGTGGAGGTTCGTCATGATTATTGTCATCATCATCTATCCGAAGCCGACAAAACGAATTTTCGTCATGCCGCCGCCGGAGAGGGTAAGCAACAAACCAAATTGAACCGTTTGCGTCAGCACGTTTGCGCGCGACTATTAGACGAGGTGATTACTATGCAAACAACAAAAGCTGAGGCAAAAAAGGTAAAAATGATTTTGAATGATCGGGAATATCGTTCGTTGTTGCTTTTTAGGACGCTGACCCCTGGCCAGCGGAAGTGTTTTCTGGCTTTGGAAAGCCGTATATCAAAAGTTCATCCGAAAGCCGACGACCTTCATCTGATGAAGCCCTAAAATTCATTAAGTGTCGGTATTCTTCATCCGAAAGCTCGCATGTATGACATGTGGGCTTTTTTGTGTCTTTTGGGTTATCGGTCAAAAGATAATCGATGGTAACGCCGAAACAATCTGCGATTTTTCGCAGCATTGCAATATCCGGTTCAGCTTTGCCATTCTCATACAGGCTTATCGTCGATTCAGAAACGCCCATCAGGTTTCCGAGCTGCTTCATGGTCATTCCAGCAGCCTTGCGCAATGCACGAATATTATTAGTCATATGCTGAAATCTCCTTTTTTATTATTATAAACTTGATTTTCCCTCAAGTAAATAGGCTTGAAAAAAACTCAAGAAAATTACTAAAAACGCTTGACTATTACTCAAGCATGATGTATACTTGAGTAAAGTTAAAGGAAAAGGAGGTTGCAGCTTGAGATTAAAGCAAGTGCTTGAAAAATATGGACTGTCGCAAAAAGATTTGGCGCAAATGCTGGGTTTAACTGAATCCGCTGTTAGCCGAATCATCAGCGGCGAAATTGAATTGCGCATCAAGCACGCAAAAGTCATAGGAAAGCGGTTGGGGTTTGATTGGAAGCAGTTGTATCCCGACAAGTAAGGAGGTTTGACCATGAAAAAGCGCCAGCGGAATTGGGACGCGGAAGACGATCTCTTCCGGCGGCAGGTTGGTCAGCTCTGCGGCGTGTCCGGCATGAGCAAGGCCGAGCTGGCGCTGAACCTCGGCGTCTCGACAAAGACGCTCTACAACCGGATTAACCGCCCGGAGACGCTGACCAAGCTGGAAGAGCGCAGGTTGTACGAGCTGATGCAAGCCGAAGGGCTTGAGTATCAGGCAGGGTTTGACGGCGTGGCATTGCCACGTTTGAGAATCGCAAGGTAAAAAAAGAACCGCCCGTGCAGTAACACGAGCGGAAGCCAATGGAAAATTTAAACCATATCTATTATAGCACGGAAAGGATGAAATATCAATGCTTAAAGCGCAGTTCATCGGTTTTTTCGCCCGGCTGCTTGAAGGGCTGGGCATGGTGCTGGCGTATACGCTGGCGGTTGGCGTGGTCGGTGCGGCGCTGCTGCTGGTGTGCTGCATCCTCGCGGAAATGGACAAGGACAAGGAGGGAAAGAAGGATGTGTGATATCTGCCGCAGCTTCCCGTGTTTGAGCGGTTGCCCGAACGCTGAACCTGATGTCCCTGTATGTCAGTGCAGCAGATGCAAGGCGGCGATCTATGAGGGCGATAAAATCGCGGAGATCGGCAGCAAGATTTTGTGTGAGGATTGCGCCGACAGCATCAGCACGACAGAGTGGCTTGAGCTGCTCGGAACCGGATGGACGTTTGCGGAGGCGATTTGATGAGCAAAATCTACACCGTGTACAAGGACACGCGCAACATGAGCCGCGCAGAATGGCTCGCGGCTCGAAAAGCCGGTATCGGCGGCAGCGATGCAGCCGCGATCATCGGTTTGAACCCGTTCTCATCTCCGCTCACGGTCTGGGCGGATAAGACCAGCACGGACGAGCCACAGGAAGAGAGTGAGAGTGAGGCGATCTGGCTTGGTAACGTGCTGGAAGACCACGTAGCGAGGCGATACGCCGAAGAGAGCGGCCTGAACATCGTCAGATGCAATCAGATGATGCAGAGCATCGAACACCCGTTTATGCTGGCAAATATCGACCGTCGCGTCAAGGGTAAGCGGATCGGCGTTGAGATCAAGACGACATCCTCTTTCACAAAGACCGATTTCGCAGGCGGAGACGTCAATCCCTGGTACTACGCACAGTGCATGCACTACCTCGCGGTCACGGGCTGGGATGAGTGGAAGCTCGTGGTACTGGTCATCGGTCGGGGGCTGTACACATACAGCTTCAAGCGCAGAGAGAACGAAGACCAGATCAAGGCACTCATCTCCGCCGAGGACTACTTTTGGCGCGAGTATGTTTTGCAAGGCAAATGCCCACCCGTTGACGGAAGCAAGGCGGCGGATGAAATCCTATCCAAGCGTTATCCCGTATCTGACGGCTCGACCATCACGCTTGACTGCGACGATGCAATCAGTCAGTACATGACGCTGACGAGCAAAATCAAAGAGCTTGAGGGGGACAAAGCCCTGTATGAGCAGCGCATCAAGGAGTGCATGGGCGAATCCGAACGCGGAGAGAGCGCGAACTACATCGTAAGCTGGAAAAACAGCAGCCCGCGAAAGACCATCGACACCAAGCGGCTCACAGAGGAACACCCCGAAATCGTTGACAGATATATCAAGATTGGCGCACCTACGCGCCGATTCATGGTCAAGGAGGCATAAGAGATGGAAAGGCAAGCAAGGAACACGGCGGGAATTATCACAAACGCAACCGCCAGCCGCGCACCCGTCGCGGCGGCCACGACCGCACCCGTTGCAGCGCGAACCGTCAACCAAATTCTGAACGGCATGTTTGATTCTGAGGGCTACAAAAAACGCCTGAACGATCTGCTGGGTGATCGGGCGCCGCAATTTATCTCGGCGGTCATCACACTTTGCAATGCGGATGCAAACCTGACGGCGGCGGTTCGCCAAGCCCCGCAGACGGTCATTCAGGCGGCGCTCAAAGCCGCGAGCTATGATCTTCCGGTCGATAATGCGCTCGGTTTCGCCTACATTGTGCCGTTCAACAACAGCAAAAAGACGGACGATGGAAACTGGATCAAGATTCCGGAAGCGCAGTTTATCCTTGGTTATAAGGGTATGATTCAGCTTGCGCTCAGAACCGGAGCATACAAGCGGCTGAACGTCATGGATGTGCGCGAAGGAGAGCTGATCTCTTGCGACAGATTGACCGAAGACTTTGAATTCCGCTGGGAACAGGACGAGGCGGAGCGTGAGAAACTGCCGATCATCGGCTATGTCGGCTACTACCGCCTTGTGAACGGCACGGAGAAGACGGTATACATGAGCGTTCAGCAGATTGAAGCCCACGAGGCAAAAAACCGCAAGGGAAAGACTCAGGGCAAAGGCTGGCGCGACGACTGGGATGCTATGGCGCGGAAAACCGTCATGCGCCGCTTGCTCGGACGCTGGGGCGTTATGTCTATCGACTACAAGAGCGCATCGCCCGCCGCGCTGAAAGCGGCGCACGATATAAGCACAGGGATGGTCGATGACGAATCCCCGCTGCCTGATGGCATCGTAGACGTAACGGACACGGGAGCGGCGCATGATGCGCCGGAGAATGCGCCCGAAGACAAGGAACAATAAAAACCGCAAGGGCTAAACCCTTGCACATGGTGCGCAGCTCAGGAGAGCATCTTCAAGGCGGCAAGCAGCGCTGAGAAGAAGGGGCGGGTCGATACCGCTGCGCGCCAAGCAGAAGAAGTTTGGTAAGTCAAGCACGAAGGAACTGCTTGAAACGGTGAAAGCTCTAACGGAAGGGAGGATAGCGGAGCAAAGGCAAATTATGATCATACTGGCTGCTCGGAAAGACGGGCACCGCACATTTCATTTCTGGCGCTTCGGAAAGACGAAGGGACGTGTTCTTTAGCATCGACAGATCGGAAAGACGATCAACAAAATTGACAGCCGGAGAGACGGCAGAAAGACAAAACTGTTTTTTCACATCCTGACGGCGGGAAAGACCGCACACCATTTTTTCTGGCAGCCGGAAAGACGGCAAATAAAAGACGTTTCACAGACAGCCTAGCCGCCGGGGCAAAACGGCGGCACTTATGGCAAGCATAGCAGGTATCGGCGCGGGGCTTCTTCTTGACAGACGAAATTCCTCCTTGAATCAAGGTTTCCCCCTTCCAATATTCGCTTCATGGGTTTAACGCGTAGCACCTTGCCCGCGTCGCCCGGTTCGATTCCGGGGCTTGCCACCATTTATTTTAGGAGAAAGGAGAAAAAGGATGCTGGATTATCTGAAGGTCTTCCCAGACATCGAAGTTCTTCTCAAGCGATATGATGACGCACAGCGCGGACGGCTTTTTATGGCCATGATGGCCTATGCCTACCGTGGCGAGTTGCCGACGTTTGGCGAGAACGCGCCGGAATGGTATGTCTGGGACACGCTTCAATTCAAAATCGACCAGTGCGCTGAATCCTTGGAAGCGAAGAAAGCAAGCGGGAAGAAAGGAGGAAGCGCCAAGCAACCGGAAGCAGACGAAAGCAACGTCAAGCAGACGGAAGCAAACGCAAGCACATCGAAGCAAAGCCAAGCAAAGCCAAGCAAAGCCAAGCAACCGGAAGCAGACGAAAGCAACGTCAAGCAAAACGCATATATACAAGAACAAGAACAAGTAAAAGAACAAGAAAAGAATATTGGTGGTGGTTACGTAACCCCAAACCCCTACGACGACGTGACAGACGACGAACTGCGGCGAATGCGGGAAGAACAGGCAGACGTGGAGGCTGCTGCAAAGCGCATGGGTTTACCCGCCAGTGCTTCGGGCGACTTTGACGCGATGGACAGACTCAGGGCTGATTACGGAGCTGAAAATCTGCTGAAAGCCATAAACAAAACTCAAGGAGCGACAGAAAAAAGCCGATGTTGGCGGTATGTCGAGGGCATTCTTCGCAAAGAGAAAGAGCGAGGCTACACATGGGCGGACAAGCCGCCTGACAGCGTGGGAGGAATGAGTTATGGACGATCCGTACCAAAGTCTCACCAAAGAGATCTCTGAGCGCGAATTCTGCGGCGCAATCATCAAGGGCGACGCAAAGGCAAGCGATTCCGGGCTTAAAGCCGAATGGTTCACAATCCCGTTCTGCCGCCGAATTTTTGAGGCCGCGCTTGCGCTTGAGAGGCAAGGCCGTCCATGCGATATCCCGACGCTTGAAGGCGTGATTTCCGACGACGACCTTGAACAGGCTATCGTCGTCGCCACGGAAACCGTCACAACGGCGCTTGCCGAACAGCAGGCACGGAACATCCGGGAAGCGGCAATGCGGAAAGCGCTTATCAAAACGTGCCTGGATACAGTCAAGAGCGCGAACGATGGCGAGATATCCACGTCAGAACTGCTTAACGGCGCTGTGGTGCGATTGAACGAACTTGGCGGACAAACAGACGACGGAGACATTATCAGCGGTACAGACGCGCTTTGCGGCTTTTATACACGGCTCACGAGCGGAGCGGTTGAACCAGTTGCAAAGACAGGATTTCCGAAGCTCGATCAATCCTTGCTGATTGCGGGCGGGAAGCTGATTGTTGTCGGCGCACGGCCTTCCGTCGGCAAGTCTGCGCTCCTGCTGCATATGGCCGTTCGAGCGCTGGACGCAGGCAGAAAAATCCTGTTGGTATCTTGCGAGATGGGCGCGGACGAGGTCGTCGGGCGTGTTGTGGCACAGAAAAGCGGCGTCTCGGTGGACAAAATCGAACGCCACGACCTGACGGAAGACGAGATCATCAAAGTCGCTGACAGCTTTGCAGAAATCCCGTCAGAGAGGTTCTGCATCAGCGAACGGGCACGAACCGTGCAAGATATCCGCCGAATGGCGCTGAGGACGCGAGCACATGGCGGGCTTGATTTGATCGTGGCTGATTACTTGCAGCTGCTTGATGCAGGACAGAAGACAAACAACCGCGCGGAAGCAGTCGGAGTTGTCACAAGAGGGCTAAAGGCGCTTGCGATGGAGCTAAAAATCCCGGTTTTGACCGCATCACAGCTCAACCGCGCGAGCGAGCGGAACGACGAGCCGAAACTGTCAGACCTCCGCGAATCCGGCTCGATTGAGCAGGACGCGGACGCGGTACTCCTGCTGCATGCGCCGAACGACAAGGACGACCCGGAAAGGAAGCTGTTTCTGGACAAAAATCGGGGCGGTCGATGCGGAAGGATTACGCTGTATTTTGACGGCGCAACGATGCGATTCACGGAAATGCAAGGAGGTTAAGCATGAACGATGTAACGATTTTTCGCAAGGACGAGTTCGGCGCGGTGCGTGCTGTGACACTGGAAGGCGAACCGTGGTTTGTGGCGGCAGATGTGTGCAGGGCGCTGGGACTGGGGAACAGCAGCGATGTTATCAAGCGTTTGGATGAGGATGAACGCACCCTAGTTTCAATCGAGGGTGCGAGCAACGGGCTTCCCGTGAATGCAATTAACGAACCGGGGCTTTACGCTTTGATTCTTGGTAGCCGCAAGCCCGAAGCGAAAGCCTTCAAGCGCTGGATTACCCATGAGGTTATTCCGGAGATCCGCAAGACGGGCGGGTATATCGCCGGACAGGAGACGATGGACGACGACCAGCTTCTGGCAAACGCGCTGATGGTTGCGCAGCGGAAGATTGACGAGCGGAACAAGCAGCTCGAAGCGGCGAACGAAAAGATCAAAGCAGACGCGCCGAAGGTTCTGTTTGCCGAAACCGTGGAGAAAGCGGAAACCTGTATCTCAATCGGGACGCTGGCCAAAATTCTGAATCAGGCGGGGCTAGATATCGGAGAAAGACGACTGTTTGAAAGGCTAAGAAACGACAAATGGCTGAACTCAAAAGGCCGAAGCTGGAACGTCCCGTCACAGAAAAGCATGGATATGGGGTTGATGCGGGTGCATGAGAGTACGATTTCCAGAAGCAGCGGTATCCAGATCAACAAAACACCGCTAATCACCGGGAAAGGACAGCGGTTTTTCCTTGATTTGTACGCGCCGAAAGCGACGCAGGAGAGACTGCCGATATGAGCAGGAAAAGCAAAATGCCGAGAGGGGCGCTTGATCAAGTATTAACCTCCAGAACTTGCCCCATGTGCGGCACTAAGTTTGTGACAGCATACCCGATGATCTATGCCTATAAGATTACTGACAAAAAAGGAAAATGTAAGTATTTTTGTCGGTACACCTGCATGAGGACGTTTCAAAGGCAGCAGTGGGAGGCGAAGAAAGAGTGAGAAACACAACGCCGACTGAATCCGAAGAGCAGCAGACCCTCTTTCGCTGGGCGGCGATGCAATGCGGGAAGTACCCGGAATTGGCGCTGATGTTTCACATTCCCAACGAGGGAAAGCGAAGCTGGATGACGGGCGGCAGAATGAAAGCTGAGGGGCTGAAAAGCGGAGTGCCTGACATCTTCCTGCCCGTCCCGCGCGGAGAGTTTCACGGACTTTTTATTGAGATGAAGCGCACAAATGGCGGAACGGTCAGCGATTGCCAAAAACTATGGCTGCATGACTTGCAAAAACAAGGCTATTGCGCGGCGGTGTGCCGGGGATGGTGCGAAGCTGCGGAATGTATAAAAAAATACTTGGGAGGATCGAAAAAGTGAAGAACCTTGAAAAAAATCAAAAATACGGAGAAGAAAAGGAGAATGGCTGTGAATAAGGCTTTTCTGATCGGCAATTTGACGAAAGACCCGGAGATGCGATCCACGCAGTCCGGCGTTGCGGTCTGCAACTTCAGCATCGCGGTCAATCGCCGCTTTCGCAACGCGCAGACCGGCCAGCAGGAAACGGATTTTCTGAACGTCATCGCGTGGCGGCAGTTGGCCGAGCTGTGCGGCAAGTATCTTGCCAAGGGGCGCAAAGTGGCCGTGACGGGCAGCATCCAGACGAGGCAGTACAAGGCGAAGGACGGAAGCAAGCGGACGGCTTGGGATATCGTCGCCGACGAGGTGGAGTTCCTGGCGCCGCAGAACCAGCAGAGAAGCACACAGAGCGCGCCGGGGGCATACACGACGGCGGCGAGCAAAGACAGCGGGACGGCCTATGCGCCGCAACCGCACAATGATTTTGGCGGGTTCACGCAGGTGGACGACGAAGAACTGCCGTTTTGATGGAGGAAAAGAACATGGCTAAAGCGGTACTTATCAGCATCCGGCCGAATTGGGTGGAGAAGATTGCTAACGAGTGGAAGACAATCGAGGTTCGCAAGACAAAGCCATATTTGAAAACGCCTTTCAAGTGCTATATATACTGCACAAACACAAGGCCGTTCCTTGTGTGGGGTGATGTTTTCCGGGGCGATTGGTTTACGGAGTTTACCCGCCTTTCGGGGTATGGCAGAGCAGAAGCAGATAGAACCTGGGACGTTTTCAACGGGCATGTCGCCGGGGAGTTTGTGTGTGACAATATCCGCCCACTTATGGCAGAAAGTTTTATCGTAAAGGAAGATGCAGAAAAAGCCTTGCTGGGGACCAGCCTAACATCAGAGCAGATTAAAGATTATGCAGGATGGAAAGGAAAAAAATGGTGGAATTGCAATGATTTGTACAAGTGGCACATTTCAAAAATGAAAATCTACGATACGCCGAAACCGCTGAGCGCATTCAAGGGGCTGCGGAAAACGAAATTTGGATATGCGCCTGTTGAAATCAAACGCCCGCCCCAGAGTTGGTGCTATGTGGAGGAATTGAAATGAGTGATTACATCAGCCGGGAGGCGCTTATAGACAAGGCGGTGCGGGCGAAGATAGAGATTAACCGAGGGAGAGAGTGGAGGCATGGGAAATGACGCTGGGTAGCCTGTTTGACGGCTCTGGCACTTGCCCACTGGCGGCGACACTTTGCGGCATTACGCCTGTCTGGGCAAGCGAGATCGAGCCGTACCCCATCCGGGTGACGAGAAAGAACTTCCCCGGCATGCGCCACCTCGGCGACATCACGAAGATCAGCGGCGCGGAAATTGAGCCGGTGGATATCGTCACCTTCGGCAGCCCCTGTCAGGATTTGAGCGAGGCAGGGGCGCAGAAGGGGCTTGTAGAGGGCGAGCGGAGCATCCTGTTCTTCGACGCTATCCGAATCATCTGCGAAATGCGGGAGGCTACACATGGAAAAAACCCACGCTATGCCGTCTGGGAAAACGTGCCGGGCGCGTTTTCAAGCCATAAGGGACGGGACTTCCTCGAAGTGCTGCGAGCGTTCGTCCGCGCGGCGGGTGGAAACAACGCTGATGTGCCTGAGCCTGCACGGGCAGGCCGGGCAGACAAGCTTGTTTGGCGAAACGCCGGGTGCATCCTGGGAGACGGTTACTCGATTGCCTGGCGCGTGCTGGACGCCAAATACTGGGGCGTGCCCCAAAGACGCAAAAGAATCTTCCTTGTCTGCGATTTTGCAGGCGGACGCGCCGGAGAAATACTCTTTAAGCGCGAGGGCCTGCTTGGGGATTTTAAAGCGGGCAGAAAAGCGCGGCAAAAAGATTCCGGCGCTGCTGTGGGAAGCGCTGGTGGAGACTGTCGAGCGTTCCACTTGCAGCAAGACCCCATCAGCGGACAGGTAAGTCCCTGTATCGGCGCGCAGCGTCAGGCGACGGTCGGCGTGGTTTACGACATCACGGGCGCGACAAGCAACAGCATGAAAAGCCCGGCGCCGGACAGCTGCTTCCGCGAGCGCGATGTGACGCGGACGCTCGACACATGGGTTGACACGCCGGAGTGCAACCAGGGCGGGAACGTGGTGGTTTACACGGCGGACTGCCGAAACCTGCGGCTGACCAAGGAGGTCAGCGGAACGTTACAAGCCAAGGCAAACAGCGGGTACAGCTTAAATTATCAAAACCCGGTCGTATATCAAAACCCAAAGCGCGGCGAGTACGTGGAAAGCGAAATCGGGTCAACGCTGCTCGCGCACTTAGCCGTCGAGCCAAGGGATATTGTCGTTTACGACGCACGGGGTAACGGCGATGGGCAGATTGTACCGACGTTGACCGGAGATCACGAAAGTCGTGTGACGGATTACACAGCACTGGCGGTTTTTCTCGAAAAATTGCGGCGCTACTTTGTCAGGAGACTTACGCCGCTTGAATGCTGCCGACTGCAGGGCTTCCCCGACTGGTGGGAGGACGGCGTGGACGGAAGCGACAGCGCGAGATACAAGATGTGGGGCAACGGCATGGCATTGCCGTGCGTGCTATATGTGATGGAGGGGATAGTCGATGAAATGTAAGTGGTACGCCGAGTTTGAAGGCGTTTGCACCAATGGCGAGTGTCCGTATCGCGGCGATACATGCCCGACAAGCGAGTACCCGGAGGCGTGTAAGTTCGGGGGAATCAAATACGGAGTGTCGGAACTGGTGAAAATCCTGCGATGCAGCGCAGGCGACGATTATAATTGCGCCGCCTGTACTGCGAATTTGGAAAATAAATGCGACAGAAAAGAAGCAAATCGGCAAGCCGCCGACATGCTGGAAAAGCTGGCGGCGGAGAAGGACGCGCAGAAGCCGGAGCGGATCAGCGTCAAGAACAGGCCGCCGGAGAAAAAACATGAAGCATACCTTTGTGGTCTTGATAGCTGCTTGCTTTCGGGCGGCCAGTATATTGACGACATACGCGTATTTTATGGCGACGGGAAATGGGAGGAACGACCCGGTCACTCACTGGATGCCGCTGCCGGAGCCGCCAAAGGAGGAAAAAATCCATGAATGAGAATCAAAAGAAATCCGTTTTCGATTTGCCGAAGATGGTGACGGACAACCCGAAAGGCAATTTCGAGGTGATGCTCAATTTGGTCTACGGGAAAGACGGGTGGAGCTACATCCGTTACAGTGATGATGGCGCGGATGGTATGCCTATTACGGATTTCTGCTTCAAAAAGCTTTGCCCGAAGTTTGGATGTTCGGCATTTGCAGACCAGACCATGACCGACGAGGAAAAGGACGAGCTTCTCTTTAATTGTGTCTTTGATAACTGCCCTGTTGCAACGGTATACGCGGCGCTCAGCGGATATGGGCATCTGCGTGACAGGCTACGGAAGCACGAGGACGCAATAACGAACAGGGTGCTGCCGCTGCCAGAGCTGCCGAAGGAGGAAAAGCAATGAGCGAATATTATTCGGATGAGGAGTTCCCGACTTTCAGCGATCCTGAGACGTACGAAGCGTTCCGACAGTTTGCCGAAAAATGGAGGCGCAGCACTTTTGAAGAACTGCAATTTCAGGTTAAAAATCTCCAAAATGAGAACGATTGTCTCAGAGCTCAGATTAAAGAACTAGATATTATCAAGAAAAATTGGGACGAAAAGATTAAAGAAATTCGGCACACCCGGCTCAAAGAGCTTTTGAAAGATGTTCAGAAATGCGCGTATCTTGTTGATTGCAAATACGAATACTCGCACGTTAAATGTGACAAGTGCGACGACGAGAGGAAAATCCATTTTAAATCACCGTCTGGGAAAGAACTTACAGAACCTTGTTCTTGCTCTTGCAAAGTACTACGTTATTTTCTGCGCGAAATTCCGCTTTATGAAATTGAAACTTGCAGTCATTATGGGGAAGAACGAATATCACCTATCTATATTCTCCAAAAGGGAGAAGATGAAGTCAGATACTCTGTGAAAAATTTCCGGGACGAACTTGACAATGAAGAGATTTTAAAGGGTTACCGTTGGAGACCAGTCTTTTTGAGCAAAGAACGGGCTGAGGATTATGTCAGATTCCAAAATGCAGTGGAGGAAACCCATGATTAATATTTTTAACACAGATGACTTCTGCCTTGTCTGCATCTGCGCAGTGCGCTACTGTCTGGGGCGGCGTACCTACATGCCGTGGAGTGTAATGAGCTTTATCAAGCCGTTCTTGCCGGCGCTGAGCGATAATACGCTGTATGTGATGGCGCGGGATATCGCCGAGGCTGACAATCTGGGAGACGCAGAGATCGACGCGCCGATGTGGGCGGAGTTTCTGGCGGAGATCGAGAAAGAGCGGAAAAGGAGGAAGAACGATGAAAACACCTGACGAGATCAAAAAAGCCATGAGGGTGTGCATTTTGCGAGAATCCTCATGCATGAATGATTGCCCGTATTTTAAATATTTGGAATGCAGAGACATTCTGTATGCTGACGCGCTCGCCTACATCGAACAGCTTGAGAGCCGCGTAAAAACCGATAAGGAATAATATAGAAAGTAAAAGTCAGGAGGAAAATTATGAAAAAGGTTTGCACTATTATTTTTGTTTTGATTGTCGCAGTTGTTATCGCTTTTTTCTGCGCGGATTCCGCGTCTGCAACGACAATTAAAGAAGGATATGTCGGCATTGTCTTAAATTGGGGTAAGGCTGAAGCTGATGTTTTGACACCCGGCTTCTACGTCATTCCTCCGTGGAAATCGGTAGTCAAAATGGATTGCCGCTGGCAGAAATACGAGGTCGTTTGTTCGGCATTCAGCAAAGATATTCAGCAGGTTGATATCAAAATGACCTGCAATTATAAACTATCAGAAGATGGAGCTAGACGTATTTATTCACAGGTTGGCGAAGATTACGGCAGTAAAATCATGGAGCCGTGCATCCTGGATGCTGTCAAAGCTGTATTTTCCCAATACACAGCAGAAGAATTGATTTCTGAGCGAGGAATCATTTCTAGCGAAGTTTATGAAACTATTTATTCAAAAATGGAAATCTATGATGTAAAAATCAAAGATGTCGCCATTACGGATATTGATTTTTCCGATGCCTTTACCGATGCGGTGGAAGCTAAACAGGTTGCCACACAGAAGAAACTGCAAACGCAGACCGAACAGGAGCAGCAGACCATCATTGCTGAGGCCGAAGCAGAACGTGAAAAAATTAAGGCACAGGCTGATGCAGAAAAAAAGAAGATCGCGGCTGAGGCCGATGCGGAAGCCGTCAGGATTCAGGCCGATGCTGAAAGTTACCGCCTTGAAGTAGAATCGAAGAACATTACGGACAAAGTAATCCAGAAAGAGTACATTAAAAAGTGGAATGGTCAGTTGCCGATTATCAGCGGAGGCAGCGCAACGCCGATTGTGAATATGACCGAATTGTTGAATGGTGAAAAATAACAAGAGGAGATCAATTCATGAATAACACGCCTAAATGCCCCGGATGCGGGGCTGACATGGAGTTGATGCATTTGTGTATCGACGCATTTTGCTACGTCTGCAAATGCGGCTGGGATTCGCCAGTCGGCATTGATTCTGAATCGGCGTTCCGAATGGCGATGCGCCGCGCCGAGCCAAAAAACCGCGTGCTGACGCTGGAAGAGCTGAAAGCATATTGCGAAGGCGGCGCGGATGCTGCACCGCTGTGGTATGACGAAAAGGAGCGCAACGTAAGTCGCTGGATGGTGATTGACCTTCCGGAACTTGCTTTCGGTAGCACGGCAACGGTAAAGCGTTTGGTGAATAGCCAATTTTTTGAACCGACATATGGGGAAAAATGGCGCTGCTGGCTGCGAAAGCCGACGCAGGAAGAAATGGAGGGGACACCGTGGGAAAGCTGATGACGAAAATCAGGCAGAAGCTATGCCGACATATGAGGCTTGAATTTGACGCATGGCTCCATGAAGATGGAAAGTGGTTTATATATGGAACGTGCGTATATTGTGGTGCAAAGTTGCGCGGTGTAAGTTTTACAGACAAGTGCGCAAAAGATTTTATTGATGTGTGGGAAAAGGAGACAAGAAAGCCATGAATGACGCGCCATGCCGCGACTGCGTGAGCCGCGAGGTCGGCTGTCACGCGGGATGCGAGAGATACAAGGCGTATGCCGACGGACGACGGAAGACGGCGCTGGAAAACCGCTACACGGCTTGCCTAGAGGGAACGGGCAGAAAGCGCAGTCACGAGCGCTGGTTGAAATTTCAGCGAAAGGCGCAAAAAGGAGGTTAATAATGCAGTTGACGGAAGCGGACAAGCAAACGCTGCTTGACACGCGGAAAAAGCGCAAGGCGTACATGAGGACGGAGGAAGCCTATGAGGAAGAGAAAGCCGCCTATCTGACGGCACAAAAGCTCACGGGCATGCCGTCCGGCTCGTCCAGCGGTGCAGGGCTTGAAGCCTATGTCATACGGCGTGACAAGGCTTTCGAGGCGCTGCAAGCCGCGAGCATGGCCTATCTTACGGCAATTTCTGCGGCGCTTGAGGTGATCGACAAGATTGTGCTGCAAATCGAAACACTTGAGAAGGTCAGCCGAGTGCGAGAATTTTGCAAGGCGTATTTTATCGAGGGATTGTCTGTCACTGAGGCGACGGCGCGCCAAGGGCTGGCCGAAAGCACAGGCTGGGCGTACAAGAGGGAGATTATAGGCGATTTGCAGTAGACTTATAGAGCGGTCGGAGCTACACATAGAGTGCGACCGTGTGATAACATTAAACTCAGCGAAGAGCGCAAAGCGCAGGACGCTGGCAAATAATCAGCAGCAAAGCCGCGGCGAACGCCACGGCTTTTGTTTTGGGGTGATTTGTGCTTTACCTCCGGCGCAGATCGGGATGCAACGCAGACAGAGACGCAGAGTGGGAGCGGCGTTGCTTATGCTGATTCAGGGCAAAAAACTGCGGCGAATAAAAAATATATGTTGACACATATATGAAAAAGCGCTATAATGATGGTGGAGGTGATTGGATGCCGACCGAAAGCCAGATTGCGGCAACCCGGCGCTATAAAGAGCGCCATATCCGCCGCGTAGCGCTGGAAATGCAAAAGGAAGAGTATGAAAGGTTAAAAAATCATGCGGATGCGCAGCGGGAGACCGTCAGCGGCTATCTCAAAGTAGCCATGCGCGAGCGCATGAGGAAGGAGGATGAAAACAATGTATGAAAGGATTGAGTACACCAACAGCGCCGAGCTTTGCGAGCGGATGGCACAGGAGTGCGACACAGCGATCATTGCTTTCTCCACCGGTAAGGACAGCATCGCGGCGTGGCTACAAATGCGCCGATACTTTAAGCACATCGTACCGTACTACTGTTATAGTGTCCCGAATCTTGGTTTTGTGGAAAGAAGTCTTGCGTACTATGAGGATTTTTTCGGGACGCATATCTATCGGCTGCCGCACCGAAGCCTTTACCGCTGGATGCGAGGGCTTGTGTTCCAGCCACCGGATCATGTGACAAAAATCGAAGCGCTGGACATACCCAGCGAAGAATACGACGACGCGATGATTGGCGAAATCGTCCGTCAGACTGCTGGTCTGCCGGATGGCGCATACACAGGAACAGGCGTTCGCATGGCGGATTCCCCTATGCGCCGCGTCGGCCTGAAAACGCACGGCTGCATCAATCACAATCGGAAGTGCTTTTACCCGGTCTATGATTGGACAAAAGCTGACCTTTTGCGGGAAATAGATTCGGCTGGCGTGAAACTTCCGCCTGACTATAAGCTGTTCGGCAGAACGTTTGACGGTATTGATTACCGATTCCTTGCCCCGATCAAGGAGCATTACCCGGAAGATTACGAAAAAATCATTACATGGTTTCCGCTTGCCGAACTGGAAATTATGAGGAGGGAAATGTAATGGGCTATTGGGACAAAAAAGAACCTTCCGCGCCCGAACCGGAGGAGCAGGAACAGGCGGACAGCCTTGAAAGCGTTGAAGCCGAATGCCTTGAAGAAATGGGCGAGGTTGAAAAAGGATTCCGCGAGCGCATGAAGGCGGAGAATGACCGCTTCCGCGACATGTGCGACACTGAGTATTGGGTCTGCTTGTGCTTTAAGAGCAGAGCACAAAAGGAGGAGTTTTTACAGAGTGTCGGCATGGAAACCGACTTGAAGTACATCGACGGGCGAGAGATGGCACGGGCAGTGAAGCGCCCGGTCAGGACACCGGATTTGAAGTTTGCAAAGATTAAAGCGCCGGACAAAGAGTTTTCGGCGCGGGCTATGGATGTCTGATAAACCCCACGAAAGAGCTGCACATGCGGCTCTTTTTTTGTAGCAGAAAGGAGGTGATTGCATGACCGCAATGCAGCGCAGAATCAACCGCGCAACCGGCGTTTCGGGCGCTGGTGCACGTCGTCGTGAAAGCCGCCGAGTGCAAAGCTCGATGCGAGCGAGAGCGAGCAGCACCTAAACGATGGGCGAGCGCCCGCTAACATAAGAAGGAGGTGGGCGCTTGCCCGGTGGAAGACCACGCTTTGAGTTTACCGAGGAGCGTTTAGATACAATCAAGGAGCTTGCAGCCGAGGGCGCGACGATTGAAGAACTTGCGCACGCCGTCGGATGTGCAGATTCGACCTTCCGTGCCAACAAAAAGGCGATGGAAGCGTATCGGTGGGGCGTGCAGGAATCAAAGCTCAGCTTGCGCCACTGGCAATTTTTACAGGCAAAAAGTGGAAACGTGCAGATGCTGATTTGGCTGGGGAAAAATATGCTGGGACAGGCTGATAACGTAAAGAACGAGGACAACAAAGCGGTAGAGAAGCTGGATTCGCTGTTAAAGGAGTTTCAAGATGCTGTTAAGCGATAAACAAACGGAGTTTGTACGCGAGGCGCATCATAGATGGAACTTCAAGGGCGGAGCAACGCGAAGCGGAAAGACATATCTGGATTTCAGATGGATCATTCCGATACGGATAAGGGAGCGCATCGGGAAAGAGGGATTGACGGTCATTCTCGGCGTTACCAAAAGCACGATTGAAAGAAACGTGCTTGAACCTATGCGGAATATCTATGGCGATGAGCTTGTCGGCACAATATCTAGCGATAATCGCATCTGGCTTTTTGGCGAACGTTGTTATGCACTCGGCGCGGAGAAAATCACGCAAGTTTCCAAAATTCGTGGCGCATCAATCAAGTATTGTTACGGAGACGAGGTTGCGGATTGGAGCATCGAAGTTTTTGAACTGCTGAAAAGCCGTCTGGACAAGGCGTATTCCTGCTTTGACGGCACGTTCAACCCGCAATATCCCAGTCATTGGTTAAAGGCATTTTTGGACAGCGACGCGGACATATTCAGCCAAACCTACACGATAGATGATAACCCATTCTTGCCGCCTGAGTTTATTGAAAACCTGAAACGCGAATACGCCGGGTCGGTGTACTATAAGCGCTATATTCTGGGCGAGTGGTCGCTTGCGGAAGGTATGGTATACCCCGAATACTCAAAGGCGCTCGAAACACCGTTCACGCCGCCGCGCTGGCGTGACGTTTTCATCTCCATCGACTACGGCACACAAAACGCCTTCGCTGCTCTGTTGTGGGGCAAAAGCGAGGGCGTTTGGCACATTTTCCGAGAATATCGCTACTCAGGACGCGACACGCAAGTGCAAAAGACCGATGAGGACTATGTGCGCGACATAGAGCGGTTTGTCAGCGAGAGTCTGCCGGAAGACCAGCAGCGCGGCGTGATGACAATCATTGACCCTTCTGCTGCATCGTTCATCGCGGCGCTTAGACGCTCACGGCTTGCCTTCCGTGTACGCAAGGCAGACAACGACGTGCTGGACGGCATCCGCGACGTTGCGGTTTGCATGCAGCGCGGAGACGTGCGGATTTTCGACAATCTGCCGGAGTTGCGCAAGGAGTTTGACGGCTATGTCTGGGACGATAAAGCGGACGACAAGCCGATTAAGGTCAACGATCACTTAATGGACGCGCTGCGCTACGGAGTGCGCACCATGCGGCTTGTCAAGCCGAAAGAAGAGTATAAAAGCCCATTTTTCGCATAAGGAGGTGATGGCGTTGCTGACGTGGCAGGATTTCCCGACGGACGAGGATAAAATCCCCGATTTCATCTCGCAGATGATTGCGGAGCACGAACAAAACGAAGCGGTTGAAATGGCGCGGACAGCTAACCTGTACGACCATCAGAGAAACAAAACCATAAATGAATATGTGAAGAAAATCTATTCATCTGCTGGGGTATCGGTGCGAAACTATGTTGCATCAAACAACAAGATCGCGTCAAATTTCTTCCGGAGGTTGAATACGCAACGCTGCGCCTACTCGCTGGGCAACGGCGTGACCTTTGCAAGCGACAAAGACACCGATGGAAAAGTGAAGAAGGGCGGCGGGACTAAAGCAAAGCTGGGCAGGACGTTTGATACCGAGTTGTACAGAGCTGGATATCTGGCGCTGATTCACGGTGTCAGTTTTGTGTTTTTCAACTTTGATCACATCCACGTCTTCCCACTGACTGAGTTTGTGCCGTTGTGGGACGAGAATGACGGCACGCTGCGCGCCGGTCTGCGATACTGGCGCATTGACGGCACTAAGCCGACGATTGCCGTACTGTACACCGAAGACGGTTACAGGCGGTTTAAATCAAAATCTGGGTATGCACGATTTGAGAAAGATGGAGATCTGCGTGCGTACAAGCAGACTGTCTCAAAAGCGCCTGCCGATGCAGAGCCTGAGGTTATCGCAGAGGAAAATTACAGCCGCCTGCCGATTGTCCCGCTGTGGGGAAGCCGATTGCATCAGTCGACGCTTGTCGGTTTGCAGCAGAGCATTGACAGCTATGATCTGATTCGGTCTGGATTTGCAAACGATTTGCAGGACTGCGCGCAAATCTATTGGATTCTTGAAAACTACGGCGGCATGGACGGCAAGGATTTGCAGAAATTCCGAGATCAAATCCTGTTGCAGCATATCGCAGTCGCAGATACGAGTGATGGCGGCGGTATCAAGCCGTATACGCAAGACATACCGTATGCTGCGCGGACGGCATATTTGCAGACCATCAGGCAGGATATCTATGAGGATTTCGGTGGGTTTGACACCAAAGCGATTTCCGCGTCTAACCAGACTGCGACGGCGATTAACTCCGCGTATCAACCGCTTGACGAGAACGCGGATGACTTTGAAAATCAGCTCGAATCCTGCATTCGGTCGATTCTGGGACTGATCGGCATTGATGATGTCCCTGTTTTCAAGCGAAACCGCATCAGCAACCAGCTTGAGCAGGTACAAATGTTGATGCTGGAAGCGCCGTATCTTGACAGACAGACGATCCTTGAGAATCTGCCGAATATCTACATCGACAAAGTGCCGGAGATCATGGCGCGGCTGGATGAGGAAACGGAAGGGCGGTTTGTGCGCGAGGATGGAGAAGATGCTGGTGATGACGAGTGACAGATCAGGCGGCTCGATGGACTGACAAGCAGATTGAAGAGCTAGAGCGGCGCATCCGCGACGTGTACACCGACGCGGCGGCTGATATCCAGCGCAAACTTGACAAGTTCATCACGAAATTCCGCAGGGACGACAAAAAGTACCGTGCGCAGCTCGAAGCGGGAGAAATCACGCCGGAAACCTATCGCGATTGGCTGGCAGGGCAAGTGTTCCAAGGCAAACGCTGGCGGCAGATGCTTGCCAACATGACAGAAACGCTGACGCACAGCAACGAGCTTGCTATGCAGATCATCAACGACACGACCCCGGAAGCGTTTGCCTATAATGCCAACTGGTCGAGCTACACGCTTGAGAAGGGCGCACGGATAAACATGGGCTTTGAGCTGTACGACGCATCGACCGTCAAGCAGCTTATCCGCGACCAGCCCGACCTTCTGCCGCCGTCAAAGGTAGATATACCAGCAGACAAGCGCTGGAATCATACGCAGATCACGCAACAGATCACGCAGGGCATCCTTCAAGGCGAGCCGCTTGAGACTGTCGTGAAGCGATTGCAGCGCGTGACGACGGCGAACGAGGTCAGCGCAAGGCGACACGCGCGCACCGCGATGACCTACGCACAGAACGCGGGACGAATCGAAAGCTATCATCAGGCGGCAAAGCTGGGTATCAAGCTGCAAAAGGAGTGGCGGGCGACGCCGGACAACCACACACGCCATTCTCACGCCATGCTTGACGGGCAGCGAGTAGACGTAGACAAGCCGTTTCAAAGCGAGCTTGGCGAGATCATGTGTCCGGGCGACCCAAACGCAAGACCCGCGAATGTGTACAACTGCCGGTGTGCGCTCGTGTCGTACAATCCAAAATATCCGCCGCGAAATGAGACGCGGCTTGACAACATCACCCGCGAAACGATACCGTTTAAGACCTACGCGGAGTGGGCAAGATGGAAGGAGACGCACAATGGCGGGAAATCTGATCGACAACAGCGCGGCGTTTTTGGCAGAGCTGGAACGCGCAAAGGCGCGGGCGCTTGAGACTATCGGCCAGCAAGCCGAGCGATACGCGAAAGACAAGTGCCCCGTCGGAACGGTTGAAAGCACGGGAAAGAAAGGGTACATCGGCGGAACACTAAGAAACAGTATCACGCACAGGGTTGATGACGACGTGGTGAGCATGGGAAGCAACGTCGAATACGCGCCGTATCCTGAACTGGGCACTGGACCGTATTTCGAAGCACCGCCCGAATGGGAGCAATTCACGACGACGCGAGGAAGCGGCGTTGGTAAATCCTACGTCAGACCCAGACCGTATATCAGACCCGCAATTGAAGATCACCGTGAAGAATACAAAGAAATCATGCGAGACGAGCTGTCAGGAGGTTAAAAATGGGGCTTATCAAGTGGTTTAGGCGCGAGAAAATCCGAAGGGGAGCGCGAAAAGAGATCAAACAGGCGCGAGAAGCCGCACCCGGCACAAGGCAAGGCCAACGCGCACTGGCGCGGAAGATCGAGAAAATCAGGGCAAAGGCAAACAGGGAAATTGACAAGCACCGCTGAGAACAGCGGTTTTTCTTTTGGCAAAAACGGCAAAGTACCGCCGTTTGCATATAAAGCGAAGGGCGAAGAACAGCCCCCGAAGTAAAGGAGCGTAAACATGGCATTCACCAGAAAATTTCTCAAGGCGCTTGGTCTGACTGAAGAACAGGTTGACAGCGTGGTTGAGGCGCACACGGAAACCGTTGACGGGCTGAAAAGCCAGATGGCGGGCTACAAAGCCGACGCTGAGAAGCTGGAAGGCGTTCAGAGGGAGTTGGACGATCTGAAAGCTAAGGGCGGCGGAGAGGACTACAAAAGCAAGTATGACAGCGAACACGCGGCTTTTGAGAAGTACAAGAACGATCAGAGCGCCAAAGAATCGGCGGCACTGGCCGAGCGACTGTACCGGGAGCAGCTTAACGCGCTGGGCATCACCGGAAAGCGAGCTGACAGCATTGTACGCCTGACTGATCTTTCCGCAGTGAAGGTCAAAGACGGCAAGCTGGAAGACGCTGACGGCGTGAAGAAGGGCATCCAGACCGACTATGCGGATTTCATCCCAAACACCGATACGCGCGGTGCGAATGTGGACAATCCGCCTGACAACAACGGCGGCAGCGGGGCATCCAGCCGCGCGGCACAGGTCGCCAAGGATTATTACGCCGCGATTTATGGCGCGGCAGAAGGAGCGAAAAAATGAGCTTTATCAAAGCTGAAAACGGCGCGGTTTACGCGCCTGGTTATTTTCTGGTTCATGCTGAAGACGTAACGCGGGAGACTTGCACGGTCAAGGCAGACCACGAGAACGCCAAAACCGCCACAAACGGCGGCAAGTATGTTCCGGCGGGGTCTGTCATCCCGGCGAATGACACAACGGCGGTCGGCATCCTGTATGAGGATGTGGACGTGTCCAGCGGCGACATGCCGGGGTCTATCGTTACACGCGGAGCTGTCTATGAGGACAAGATTTCTCCGGCGATTGATACGGCTGCAAAGACGGCGCTGAAAGGCATCACCTTTGTTGCCACTGCCCCGGCGATCACGCGCCCGTACTGAAAGAGGTGAAGAAAAATGGCTGAAATGTTTGAAAACAACATCCTGGGTTTTATCCCGCAGAAAGACTGGCTGAACATCCCGTTCCAGGTTGCCCGCCCGAACGACCCGATTGACGGTCTGTTCGGCGATACGCGAACCGCGAATCTGGTAGCCTACTGGCAGAGCATCGCGGCGCAGTATCAGATCCCCGTCATGGCGCAGTTCCACGGCTTTGATACCGAAGCGCGAACGACCTTCCGCGTTCCGGTTGATACGCACAACATCGAAAAGGGCCTGATTAAAGTCAAAATCAATCAGTCTGAGCGCATGCGCGCTCTTCTGCGAAGCGGCGTGCAGCAGAATGACATGTACGATTATGTCATCCGCGATGGCATCAACCTGTCGGAGCAGGTCGTGACGCGCACGAAGGTTGCCAAGAACGAGCTGCTGGCGACGGGCAAGGTGACGATCAAGGAAAACAACCTCGACCTGACCGTTGATTACGGCGTGCCGTCCGGGCAGACCTCCAAGACGCTTGATCTGTCCGAGAGCGCTAACGTGCCGAAGCTGCTGCAAGCGCTGATCGATGAGGCGACCGACAACGGCGTGACGCTGACCGGCATTTACACCAGCAAGGCGAACATCACCAAAATGCGCAGCAATGCGGCGATTCAGAAGGCTGTGAACGGCAACGTTGGCGCTGGCGCACTTGTCCGTGCGGACGCTTTCAACGCCTATCTCAATGAGGAGTTTGGCATTCAGCGCGTTATCGCAAACGATTTGACCTATGCGGTCGAAAATGGCGTCGGCACGAATGGCCGCCCGAACAGAACGACGAAGCGCTACTACCCGAAAGATAAGATCACACTCTTCGCGGCGAATCCTGCTGGCCGTCTGGGCGAGGGTCTGTGGGGTGACCCGCCGGAGACTGACGCGGGTGCGTTTATGCAGGTCGGAGCGAGCGGCGTAAGCCCGTATGTCTACGTTTCGCAGTGGATGGAGAAAGATCCGGCTGTTCTGTGGACAAAGGCAAGCGCGCTCTTTATGCCGATGCTTTACAATCCGAACAGCCTGTATATCGCGTCTGTGACGGGGGAATAACGGAGCTGTCCGAAACGCCTACGCTTCAAAGCGCCAATCTTGGCGGCATGACAAAGGCTGAATTGCTGGCGTATGCCGCCGAGAAGGGCGTTGAGGGTGTCGGCAGCTCGATGAACAAGGCGGATATCGCGGCGGCGATCAAAGCCGCAGAAACGGAGCAGGCCAATGTTTGAAGCGGTTTTGACGTATCTGCATAACTGGTTTCCCGTCAGGTGCGATGCTGGGACGTTCACCATCGCTTCCGGCATTCCTGACGTTGACTTTTTGAAACCGGGGCAATACTACCGCATTAAGGGCAGCGTGTTTTCCGACGGGCTGCACGTCTATCAGAGCGGTGAGATGCTGGCAGATGAGACCTTCGATGGCGAAATCTGGGCGCTGGCAATCCCGAAAAGTGTCAAAGAGCTTTCGGAAGAAATCGCCGCGTACACGGAAAAGAACCCGGTGACCGACAAGGTTTCCGAGAGTTTCGGCGGTTACAGTTACTCCCGCGCATCCGGCACGACTGGTGCGCCGATGGGCTGGCAGGGGGCTTTTGCCTCCCGCCTTGCCCCTTATCGGAGGATAAGCGATGACTAACGCAGAGCTGATCGAGAGATTTTCTCAGCCGTGCGTGATGCTGGAAAAAAAGCGCGTCCCTGACGGACTGGGTGGCTTTGAAACGAGCTGGACGGACGGTGACGAGTTCGACGCGGCGATTGTCAAAGATCAGAGCTTGCAAGCGCGTGTCGCCGAAAAACAGGGCGTTTCCAGCGTCTACACCATCACGACGGCGCGAGGCGTTGCACTTGAGTATCACGAGGTTTTCCGCCGCGTTTCTGACGGAGCAATATTCCGCGTGACAAGCGACTACACCGACAGCAGACCACCCGACGTGGCAACGTTTGACTTTGAGCAAGTGACGGCTGAGAGGTGGGAGCTTCCGACATGACCGAGACGGCAAAGGCACTATACAGCTTTTATTCCGGGTTCGGCCTTGACGCATACCCGGAAAGCAACGTGCCGGAGAACGCGAAACTCCCATACATCACCTATACCGTCATCGAGCCGGACTGGCGAAACGCTGCAAGCCATCAGGCGCGGGTTTGGTATCGGTCGGAGAGCTACAAGGGCATATGCGCCAAGGTTGACGAGATCACAAGGGCAGTGGGCGAGCTGCTCATGCTTCCGACGGCGAACGGCTATGTCGCCATTCGCCCAGCTGACCCGCTGGTGCAGTATCAGCCCATCGCAAACCCGGAAATCAAAGTCGCGTATCTCAATTTTCAAATCAATTCGTATCAATCGAGGTGAAATAAATGGGCAAACCTGTAACGGCTGTCAGGCCGCAGACGTTTGAGCGGTTGCAGCTCAACGCGGGCGCTTTTCTCAAAAATTTTGACCTGAGCACCTACACCGAATACAGCGCGCTCGAAGAAGCCCTTTTTGGCGCCATTAAGGACGGCACAAAGGCGCTGGGCGCGACGCGAGGCGGTGGCACATTTACCGCAACGCCAACCATGCGCAGCATCGAGGCGGACGGAAAGCGGTATGAGTTCAAAGGCAGTACGGTCATTGATACTTGGGATATCAAGCTGACCGCGACGCTTATGGAGATCACGCCGGATAACTTCGTGCTTGCACTCGGCACGGCTGAGAAGACCGAGGACAAAGCCTTCACGGTCGGGAAAAAGACCACGATCAAGCTGCGAACCAACATCGAAGACGGCGACTATATTCAGAACCTCGTCTGGTTCGGCAACACGTCCAAGGGGCTTGTCGCCATTGTGCTTGACAATGCGCTGAACAACACGGGCGTGACACTGACTTTCAGCGATAAGGGCGAGGGCACAATCCCGGTCGAGTTCCACGCATACCAAGACACCGTGGAGAACAACGAATACGCGCCTTGCGCAATCTACTTCTTCGACGGAGCGGCGCAGTAACAACACGCCGGGGGCTTTGCCTTCGGCGCTTTTCTTTTTTGAGGTGAGAAAATGAAACTTTCGGAGATGAACGGCGAAGAGCTGTCTGTTTGCCTTTGCAAAATTGCAGAACCGCTTGAGAGAATCGGCTTTGACAAGAAGACGACGGAGACCTTCCAAGAAATCGCAAATTTGAGCAAAAGCGGCATGAACAACATCCAGCAGACCTCTATGATGATCGGCAAGTTCGTTCCGCTGCTGCTCGGCGACCACAGAGAGGACACGTTCGCGATTCTGGCGGCAATCAACGGCAAAACCGTTGAGGAAATCCGCAGTCAGAAGGGCATGCAGACCATCAAGGAGCTGAAAGACGCGCTCGCAGACCCCGATCTGATGGATTTTTTTACGTCGTCCGTGCATACGGTCGAAAAGCTGTAACGGCGGCGATTTACAGGCACGGAGCACCGCCGACAATTTCAACGCTTTCCGACCTTTTGGCAGATGACCGCCAAAAATGGCTGGGCGACGTGTACAGCGCGAAGATGCTTTCCGCCATCTGTCAGGCAATGGGGAGCGAACCCGTGAGCTATGAAGAGTTTGTCGGGCTGGTGGAACAGGATAACCGAACGGGTCAAGAGATCATTGATGACTTGATCGCTGAGCACGAAAGAAGGAAAAAAGCAAGAGGGGAGGGGTAAAGCATGGATTTGTTTACGCTTGTGGCCAAGATCGGCCTTGATTCAAAGGAATACGAGCAGGGCATCAAGGGCGCAAAGCAGGGCTTTGAAAAGCTCGATACGTGGATGGTTGCAAAGGCGCAGTTGATTGCAGACGGCGTAAAGCGCGCATTTTCGACGATTGCGGACTTTGCCAAGGATGCAGTCACAGCCGCAGCCGACGTGGCAGCAGAAAAGGCACAGTTTGCAGCAACCTTTGAAGGCATCGAGGAAGCCGCGAACGGCGTTCTCGCCAGCGTCAGCAATGACACAGGCATCCTTGCGACACGCTTGCAGCAGGTCGGCACCAAGGCGTTCAGCCAGTTCAAGGGTGCAGGCATTGACGCGGCAGGGGCACTCTCGATGATGGATGAGTATACCCGCATCGCGGCTGACGCGGCGGCATACTACGACATCAGCCTTGAGGACGCAGACGTGCGCTTGCGCTCTTTCCTGCGTGGCAATACCGAGGCGGGCGACGCTATCGGCCTTTTCACATCGGAAAGCCAGCGAAACTCTAAGGCCGTCGAACTGTACGGCACGAAATGGACGAATCTGACCGAAGCACAGAAGCAGAACCTCATGCTCAACGTTGCGCAAGAAATCTATGACCAGAGCGGCGCGACAGGGCAAGCAGCGCGTGAAATGGACGGCTGGGTGAACGTCGTCGGAAACTTGCAGCGCGTTTGGAAGGATGTTCTGGCCGTTGTTGGCGCTCCGTTTTACGAATCACTAACACCAGTCGTGAAAAAGCTGAGCGAGTTTCTGTCCGACGAAACCGTTCAGATGCGTCTTGGCATGCTTGCGTCAAGCCTCGGCGATATGGCCGGATATGTCTTTGACGGCGTTATTGATCTGCTGGATGAGCTTCTGGCGTGGAGTAGCGGCGAAGAAAAGCCGAGCGACACCGCGCAGGCGCTTTTTGATATTGCCAGCTCGTTTGGCAACATTGCGGGCATGATTTTCACGGGCGTTGAGGACTTCTTGGCGCTGCTTTTCAACGGATTTGACAAGGAGACAGCCGAAAACGTAGAGGAATTTCTTAAGGATTTCAGCGCTTTTGTTGACGATCCTCTCTTTCAAACGGCGGCGGTTGTTCTTGGCGGCATCGTTACCGCGTGGATTGCCATGAAATTGCCTCTTGTCCTTGTTGGCTTGACGATTGGAGCGATTGTCACTCACTGGAAAGACATTAAAGAATGGGCCGGAAAAGCGCTGGAAGCGGTAAAGGACTTCTTCGGGACGGAGGTTGCCGATGCGCTGACAAATATCGTGTCCGGGCTTGCCGGATGGTTTGAATCCATTCAAACCATGGCGGGCGACGCGCTGACGGCAGTTGACGATTTTTTCAAGGCGCAGTTTGACATTAGCCTTACGGATATCGTCCAAAACGTGGCTGACGCTTTTAAATCTGTTTATGACTGGGCGCACGATGCGCTGACTAACGCAGCCAATTTCTTTAACGCTACCTTCTCTGACCCGATCAGCGGAATCCTTGAGAGTATTTCGGGATGGTTTGACAGTGTGATTTCCAAAGCTGGAACGGCCATTGAAAAGGTTCAGACCTTTTTGGGACTAGACACCGAAAAGAGAGACAGCAACCCCAATAATCCATACGGGAATAACTGGCACAATACGGGAACTCCGCGAAAGGCAACCGGCCTTAACTATGTGCCATACAATGACTTCCCGGCAATCCTACATGCAGGCGAAGCCGTTCTGAACCGCGCAGACGCGACGGCCTACCGCGCCGGAAACGTCGGTGGTATCAGCGCGGAAAGCATCAGCCAAGCCGTCGCCGTTGCTGTACGCGAAGCGCTTGATGGCGTGGGCGTGTACATGGGCGCGGATAGAGTGGGCGATCTTGTGACGCAGCGCGTGAGCCGCAACATCGCAAAGGGCGCAAGAGCTATGAGGTATGCAAACGTATGATGACGAGATACGCCTGCCGACTGAACGGCATTGATCTGTCGAGCATCGACCCGGCAATCTATGTGCTTGACGTGAGCACCGTTTCGCCCGTGCGCGATCTTGTGACGACACCGCTTGCAGGGAGAAACGGGCAGCGAATCACGAAGCGCACGACGAACAGCCTGAGCGTCGAAGTGAAATTTGAAATCCACGAGCAGAACACCGTTCGCCGCGCTCTCATCGCGGAGAAAGTGACGGAGTGGGCGATTCTCGGCGGCATTCTGACGACGAATGACCGACCTGAAAGGCGGCTGCACGTCATCTGCGAGACCCTGCCGAACTTCTCCGCTCTGCGCTGGACGAGCAGCCTGACGGCGACGTTCACGGCTTTTGAAATCCCCTTCTGGGAGAGCGAATACCCGCGAAACGCGACGGTTGACGGGAACGGCGAGGCTCAAATGATTGCGCCGGGCTTTGCGGATGATTCCCGCGTATGGGCAAGCGTGACCAACGCCGGAACGGGCACGATCACGAGCGTAAACCTGACAGCCGGACAAACCGCGCTGCACTTCTCCGGGCTTGCACTCCCTTCCGGCTCGGTGCTGGAAGTCGGAACGGACGAGCACGGCGTTTTTTACGCGCGAATCGGAAGCGAAAGCGTACTGAGCAAGCGGTCGGCGGAATCAAGCGACGAGCTGCGGCTTGAAGCCGGGAAGTTTGGCAAGCTGTCCGTCTCAACAGACGGAAAAGCAAAGACGAGATTCGGCGTAAGGGGGTATTACACATGAGCGTAAGGCTTCCGCGTCTTCTCGACGCGCAGCTCCGCGAGGTGTGCCGCCTCCATCCCGTTACGCTGTCCATCAACGAGCGGCTTGTACCGCCGCATGATGCTTCCATGACGCTTCCTCCGGGCGAGGGAGCGTCTTTCCATGCATGGGTAGAGCTTTATACCATCGACGGCAGCGCGGGCTTCTATCGCGTGTCTAGCGCGTCTGAAAGCTATGTCAGCACGGGCGACGTTGACCTAGAGCACAGCGCGGCGATTCTTGGCGACGCGATCATCCCCGGCGAGGGAAAGTACAGCGGAACGTGCGCCGAAGTGCTGACGGCGATGCTGGCAAACCAGACGACGCTTGTGAACGGTCGAAAGCCTTGGACGCTCGGCACGTGCGCGAAAAGCGCGAGCATCGAATATGCGTATGACTGCAACAACATCCTGTCGGCAATGACGGAAGTGGTCGGCGACGAGAAAGACGGCTACGCGCTCGAATTTGACGATACGCACGGTTTCCCTTGGCGGGTGAACGTCGTATCGGTCGAAACAACCGCGAGTTGTGAGGGGCGACTGAGCCGAAACCTCGAAAGCGTCAGCGTCTCGATATCCGATGATGAGTTCTGCACGCGGATTTACTGCAAGAGCCTCCCAGAGCCGCACTACATCGACGGTCCGACTGCCGGCGTGTGGGGAATTATCACGAAGACGATCACCGCCGGAGAGGGCGTGACCGCTGAGAGCCTGCAAAGCTACATCACGCAATACCTTGAAGACCACAAAAACCCGCGAAACAGTATTGAGATCAACGGCGTTGATTTGGCGACCGCGACCAGAGAAAGCCTTGATTCCTTCCGAATCGGGCGGCTTTTCCGGCTTACGCTCCCCGATTACGGCGTGAAGATGGAAGAGCGAATCCTCGTGCGCAGCATCACCGACGTTTACGGCGACCCGCGCGGTGTAAGGCTGACGCTAGCAAGCAACATCCGCGACACGGCGGAAGACCTCGTGCGGCTGGACAACACCGTTACAGGCGGATCGTCGAAGAACAGCACAAAAAAGTATATCGGCGGCGGCAAGGGAGCCGGCCTGTCGAAAACGTCCGTACTAGATATGCTTAAAAAGACCGATTCCTTCACAAGTGCAACTGAGGCATGGGTTAAAGAGGCGGGCGTGAAGATTGAGGCGAATCACGCTGACCTGTACGCGACGAAGAAAGCGATCACGGGAAATTGGGCGGGAGACGTTGAGACGATTAACGCCTTGATTACCGCATCGAGCGACAACGGCGGTTTGGTTGCGATGATGGTCGGACGGCACAATAAGTTTGAGGATGTCAACGCGTTAATTCAGGCAACGGCCGCCGGAGGCGGATTGATCACAATGAAAGCCGACTCCGCAACGGTAACAGATCTTGGAAATCGCATGACAAGCGCCGAAATCGCTATTGACGGCGCAAAAGCGGCAATCAACCTCAAGGCGGATGCAACGGTTGTCGATGGTCTGGGAACGCGGATTTCCTCAGCGGAAGTCAGCATCGATGGCCTGAACGCCAAAGTTGATCTCAAAGCCGAAAAAACAACTGTTGACGACATCGGTAAGAGAGTAAGCAGCGCTGAAATTGCCATCGACGGCGCAAACAGCAAAATCACGCAGGTTGCGGAAGTGACAGATGAGCAGGGAAACCGAATTTCTGCCGCTGAAATTGCCATCGACGGCGCAAACAGCAAAATCACGCTGAAAGCAAACAAGATTGATCTTGACGCGCTGATTACAGAGGTAAATGGATTAAAAACAGGCGGCGTAAAAGCGACATCGCTTTACACGGAAAAATTGGTCGTCACGAATGGATATGTTCATATTGGCGAGCATGACGGATCGTGGAAATCGATTGACGTATGCACTGGTGTCCATTACAGCACAACCAATCGGTACTGTAAAAGTCCTTCGGACACAACCATAACGATCAAAGAAATCAGTGGAGTTTGGGGTGACTTTGAAACAATCAACTTTTTGGGGTATTGATGATGTTGACAGAACTTTTTGACGAAATGCTTGATACGCTCAACCGAATCCATGTGAGCAGCGAAGAAGACATAAACCGTATGCAATGGCTATTCAAAACCGTAAGAGCGCTTAAAGGCATGGTAAAAATCGAGAAGAGAGAGATCAAAGAGGAGGGAGAGCGTGAAAATCCAGACTGACGATGGAAAGGTGTGGCCGATTTTATGGGTGTCGTCTGCAATCAGCAGCGGGGAGCTTTGGATTAATATGGAGAGCAAAGAAAAAATTTCGGAAGTCGCGAAATCTTTTGAAGAGTGCGACAAGATTATCGTCGAAGGTTCTGCTGAAGGCAGAATTATTTATGAAGGATATTCAAAACTTACGCATATTATGGATGACGGAACTTTGACGATCCGAATGAAAAAGGAGTGACAAAGTATGATTTCGGGCGAATTTACGCGCAAGATTGACGTTGACGCTGATATCCTCATGACTCCGCTTCGGACGCTTTACGCGTCCGGTGACAAAAATGCGCATACTTTCGAGCTTTCACTTTATCGCAACAAAGAGCCGCTGGAAATCAACGGAGCGGGTGTTATCGGCTATTTCATTCGCGCCGACGGTTATACTGTTCCAGTCGATGGAACAGCGAGCGGAAGTGTCGCGAAAGTGACGCTATCGGAAAGCTGCTATGCGGTCGTCGGACAGTTTAACCTTATTATCAAGGTCACTATCGGAAGCGAACGAAAGGCGGTTTTCTGGGGCAACGGATATGTCACGCGCAGTCAGACCGACGCAATCATTGACCCAAGTCAAACAATTCCGTCTCTCGACGAGCTGCTTGCCCAAATCGCAGCGACCGAAGCGGCGGCAAAGGCCGCGAATCAAGCCGCATCGGCGGCAAACTCCGCAGCGACCAGCGCAGCACAGGCAGCAAGCGCGGCTGACGCGAACGCATTAGCGGCCAACAGCGCGGCAAATGCGGCCACAGCCGCAGCTTCCGCAGCATCAGCAGCCGCAACGAAGATCAACGACATGACCATCACGGCGACCGGCCTTGCGGCGGGCGCTGCACCGACGGCAGAGCTGACCGAGGTGGACGGACACTACAATATCGTGCTCGGCCTGCCGAAGGGCGATAAAGGCGACACCGGTGCAACCCCTCAGATCACGGTGCAGGTCAAGACCGGCGAGCCGGGCACGGCAGCCAGCGTCAAGCAAACCGGCACGGCGGAAGCACCGGTAATCGAGCTGACAATCCCGCGAGGCGACACGGGCAGCCTTGGGAACCTGACAATCAACGGAAAAGCGCCGGACGCGGCGGGCAAGGTCGAGCTGGCGGCGGCAGACGTAAGCGCGCTGGGCGAGGACGCGCAGGCGAAGGACAGCGCAAAGCTGGCAGGAAAAGCGCCTGAGTATTATATACAGCCATACAACCTGCTGGACAACAGCGATTTCGTCCACCCGGTTGCGCAGGCGGGCGTGAACGGGGCGCACGGCGCGACCGGGTATGCTGTGGATCGCTGGATGCGGACGAGCGGCGCGACGGTTTCACAGGCGGCGGATGGGCTGAAAATCGTGTCGGACACAACAGACTGGACAGCGGGCATTCAGCAACCTTTCGAGGCGAAACGGTTTGCCGACGTGATGACGTTTGCGGTACGCGGCGTTTTCCCGGTGGCGTGCCGACTGTTTGTCTACATCGGAAGCGGCACACAGAATTTTGGCTCAGCGTATTTTCAGGGGGACGCGTCAGAACGAACGCTGGTGATGAAAGTGACAAAGCTGGAAGGACTGACCGGGGATGAAGTCGTGAATGTGTACATTTCGCCGGACACAGATAGAACCGGCACGGCGGCGGTCGTCCGCTGGGCGGCGCTCTACGAGGGCGAATACACAGCGGAGACCCTGCCGCCGTATGTGCCGAAGGGATACGCGGCGGAACTGGCCGAATGTCTGAGATACTATCGCAAGATCACGGCCAACAACGAAACGTTCGCCGGGTACGCCGCGAATGGCGTGGCCTACGCTTTTATCCCCTTGCAGACGATGCGGATTGCGCCGACCGTAACAGGCGGGGGGAAGTTTCACTACACGCTGGGCAGCGCGCAGGGAACGACGACCGAGACGGCTACGGCGCATAACACAAATGCAAACCGCGTCGTCGTCAAGTGTGCGGTTTCCGTGACGGGAATCTGCACCGGCGTGATTACGCCGCAGGGAGATATTGACATTTCTGCCGACCTGTAAAGGAGGGATGACATGGACACGGAGAGCTGCAAGGTACTGGTGCAGACCGACGAAGCGGGGCGCGTGACGGCGATCAACAGCGACGCGTTTGTGAGCGGCGACGGCTGGACGGCTATCGATGAGGGCGAGGGCGACCGATACCGGCACGCGCAGAACAACTATCTGCTCAAGCCGCTCACGGATGAGCGCGGCGTGTACCGCTACAAGCTCGTGGACGGGCTGGTTGCACAGCGGACACAGGCCGAGATGGACGCGGACTTTGATGCATTGCCCGCGCCGCCGCTGACGACTGAGGAGCGCGTGAACAACGTTGAGCGGCGCACGGACGCGCTGGAATCCGCAAACGACGATCTGATTTTGATGATGGCTGATTTGATTGGAGGATAAAAAAGATGAAAACTTTGAACGCTTTGAAGCTGCGCATTATGACCCGTGCCTTTAGAATCCGCATTGCCAACGGCGAGGATTTTGCCGATATCGCGGCGGATTATCCTGCACTGACGACCGACGACCTGGAAGCCATCCGCGAAGCGCTGAACATGGGCTGACAACGAGGGAGAGAACGTGATGCGTGATATCATTCTGGCGCTTGACCGTTTTGGCGATCAAGCGCTGCTGCTTGGCCGTGTCCGCGAAAATCGCGCGACGCGGGTATTTATCGACCTGAAAAGCATATTGAGCCAGTATCCGGATGCTATTGCGTCGATCACGGTCAAGCAGCCTGGCCGGGTGGAGTATCCGGCGGCGGTGAAACAAGAGGGCGGTATCCTGACGTGGGAGATCACGCGCGCGGATATCGGCGATAAAGCCGGAAGCGGGCAAGCCCAAATCACAATCCAAGACGCGGATGGCACGGTCATCAAGACTGCGATTGCCCGTACGCGCATCAGCGAGTCTCTTGGCGACGCAACTGCCCCAGCGCCTGATCCGGTCGAAACATGGATCGACAAAGCGACCGGCACGCTGGCCGACGTTAAGCGGGCGGGAAACGCCGCGCAGGCAGTCGCGGACGAAGTACAGTGGCGGTTGGATAATGGCGACTTTATAGGGCCGCAAGGCCCACAGGGAGACAAAGGTGAAACAGGCCCGATTGGCCCGCAGGGACCCAAAGGCGAAAAAGGGGACAAGGGCGACACGGGTGCAACCGGACCGCAAGGAACGAAAGGCGCGGTAGGGCCGCAAGGGCCGCAAGGCGCAAAAGGCGAACCGGGCAAGGATGCCGTCATCGACGCGACGCTGACCCAGGAGGGCGAGGCGGCGGACGCGGCCGCAACGGGAAAGCGGCTGGCGGAAATCGAGAAGGATGTTGCCGAGAAGGCCGACAAAGCGCGCCAGAATATCCTGATCGGCAGCGAAACGGGCAATCCTGTATCTGTCTCTGATGCTTTTTCCGCGCCGCTGTGCGGGCTGACCGTGTACGGCAGGAGTACGCAGGATGGCACGCCAAGCCCGGATAACCCGGTGCCGATTGTGAGTGCGGGAGACAGTGGGACGATTGGAATCAAGATAACGGGCAAAAACCTGATCAGTACAGAGGCACTCTTTTCACCCACAAAAACTGCGTTTGTTGTTATTGATGGTCATATTAAAGGGACCACTACAACAAAATATGCTCAAATAGGGTATCTTTTGCAAAGCAGATATCCTGCACAGTATACTGCTAGCATATCGGGTGGCTCCGAAACAGTAGAAACGGAACTTAGAGCGTATAAATGGGTTGATGGAAAATTGGGGAATCTGGTGGTTCAGGGCTACTTTTCGGTTGGCCAGAGAGCGACTATATCTTTTTCCACGGATGGGAAAAGCGAGTATTTTGTATTTTTTAGACCCTATGGTGTGGCAGACTTTGACTATTATGACATGCAGTTTGAAATTGGGGCGACCGCCACATCCTTTGAACTCTATCAAGAGCAAACTCTCACCCTGCCCACGCCCAACGGCCTGCCCGGCATCCCAGTCACGTCCGGCGGCAACTATACTGACCCTAGCGGGCAGCAGTGGGTGTGCGACGAGGTGGACTTGGAGAGAGGGGTGAAGGTGCAGAGGATTGATAAAGCGGCTTTCGACAGCACAAAAACGTTGGCTGAACAAAACGCAATTCTCGCCACACCCATTGAAACTCCGCTCACCCCTGCTGAAATTGCTGCTTACAAAGCCCTCACCGCTTACGGCCCTGACACGGTGGTGCAAGCCGCAGACGGCGCGGGGGTGAAACTGGACTATCAAAGAGACGTAAACATCGTGATTAAAAATCTTGAGGACGCGATTGCGTCTATGACTACAACCTAAAGGAAGGGAAAAGCATATGGCAATCAAAAGCAAAGCAAGACATGACCTGACCCTGCGCTCCATCAAGCGCGAGATCGCCGCCGGGCGAGATGTGGCCTATTGGCTGGACAAGGCATACACCCATCTTGACAGCGGCTTGCTGACGGAAGACGACATCGCGGAGATTGAAGCCCTTGCACAAGCGTACTACGACGCGCTGGACGCGGAAAACGCAAAGGAAGAGACTGACGACGGCCTTTCAATCGTCTAAGGAGGCAAAACCATGATTATTCTTGGCATCATCGTCGGTGGCGCGATCATCTTCGCGGCCGGCTGTCTGGTTGGCCACTTCATCCGCGCGGGAGGTGCGTGGGACGAATGAAAAGCAAAAAAGGATATGAAATGCAAAGAAAACAGGCGCGGAAATGGGCCATCGAGTACATTACTGACTACCTGTACAGCTGGGGCATCGAACCGACGGAAGAGAACATCCGAAAGTATGCTTTAGCCCGCAGACGGACGCTGAAACAGTTTCATCGGCTGCGAGGGCATTTGCTCGGATAAAAAAACGGAAAGGAGGAAAAGCCAATGATTGAAACAAGCGAGGCAATCCGCACGGCGCGGGCGCTGATCGGAACGCCTTACAGCGAGCTGGACTGTATCAACCTCATCAAGAAAATCATCCGCACAGCGCCGGGCGGCGACAAACACTACACGACGGCGGGCACGAACGACCTCTGGAACAGCGACAGCAAGAGCGCCAAATATCGGGATTTGACGTGGAAGCAGGAAGGTATTTCCGGCGCGAAGGCGGGCATGCTGGCGTTCATGGGCGTGGGCACGGGCGACGTGGACCACACCGGGCTGGTGACGGAGAGGGGAACGGTGATCCACTCAAGCAAGAGCCGGGGAGGCGTGGTCGAAACCGCGCTGACGGAAAAGAACGGATGGAACGGGCTTGGAAAGCATCGGATGATTGCAGTCCAGGACGATAACGCGGAAGGAGGTGAGACCATGTTTGGCAATGCAACGGTGAACATCACCAGCGGATATCTCAACATCCGCGAGGGCGCAAGCACGCGGTCAAAGATCATCGCCAAGGCCGAGAACGGCGTGCGGGTGAACATCATCCGCGAGGCGGGCGGCACGGGCTGGATCTTCGGCGCGCTGGAAAACGGCGAGGCCGGATACATGTCCAGCGAGTATCTGGTTGATGATGCGCCGGGAAGCGGAGATCAGGACGAGACGGGCGGTGAAGCACCGAACACGACGACCCTATGCAGAAGCGACGGCGTGTATATCACACTGATCGGCGCGTGGGCGCTGGCGGAGGATTAACCGATGACCATACAAAAGCTGCTGGACGGCTTGCAAGCGGCTGTCACGACGCACAGCACACTGACGCTCGTGCTGGTGTATCTGCTGCTGAATCTGGTCGAGATTGCGCCGATCAAGGTACAGCCGCTCTCGTGGGTCTTTCGCGGATTGCGCAAGGCGCTCGTCGGCTCGTTGGAAGAGCGCATGGGACGAATTGAGGCGAAAAACGACCTCGAATTTGCCAAAATCTCACGCGCCAGAATCCAGCGGTTTTCTGACGAGTGTTACAATAGCGTCAAGCACAGCAAGGAGCACTTCGAGCAAATCTTTGACGATGTAAAATCATACGAAACATATTGCAAAGCACACCCGGAATTTGAAAACCACAAGACGGTTGAGGCCGTCGAAATCATCAAAGACGCTTATCACAAGTGTTTGCAGGAGCGTAAATTTTTATGACGTTGCCCGGTAAATAACGGGCAGAAAGTGAGGCTATCTATGTCTAATATCGACCTGACCCCCATCTTTCAGGCGCTGATCGTCCTCGTGGCCGCGCTGATTACGCGGTATGTCGTCCCGTGGATCAAGGCCAAGACTACGCTTGACCAGCGCCGGGAAATCCGCGACCTTGTGTCTATCCTCGTATTCGCCGCCGAAAAACTGTACACCGGCTCCGGGCGCGGCGAAGAAAAGCTGGCGTGGGTAAAGGAGCGGCTTGACGCGCACGGATATAAGTTGGATACAGATGAGCTTGTCGAGTTGGTGAACGCTGAGATTGCAAAGTTGGAGAGCACCGCGCCCGTAGTGGTCGAGGAGACCAGCGTGTAAAAGGAGGCGGTTTTCTGTGCGCCTTGATTTTGACAGGCGCACAAAAGAGGAAATCGCCCGCCGCTGCGGCTTTGACGAGCATGTCCGGCTGGGGCAGGTCTTTGACCTGCTCTGGCGCGGTTACAGCATCGTGCAGATCGGCATGACGCTGGGTATGTCGCCCGCAACCGTCAGCCGCAGCATTCGCGAGATCAAGAGACGGATGTCTGCATCTATACATACAGATGATAACACCCCTGCCTGATGGCAGGGGCTTTTTTAAATGCAAAAATAAATAAAAAAGATTTGTAAAACGATTGACAAGTAAATTAAAATAATGTATAATACAGTCATAAGGAACAAAGAAAACAACCTGATCGGAGGAAATCAAAATGAAGTACAACAAGCAGATCATCATGAAGCGCGCGTGGATCATGGTCAAGAGCTTTGGCCTGAGCCTGAGTGTTGCGCTCAAGGGCGCGTGGGCGCTGGCCAAGGCGCTGCTCGCCGCTGAGAAGGAGGGCAAGGAATCCGGCTGGAACTACAAGGTTGTCTGCAATGACTGGGTCAAGGGCAGCCACAATCGCACCTACGTTTCCGCGCGCATCTACACCAACGCGTGGAACCGCAAGCGCGATCTTGAGATCGGCTACATCGACAACATGACCGGCGCGCTTGTCGCCGCGTAAAAAACAGAAAGGAAGAAACAATATGACTATTATCGACGCGAAGAAGCGCATCAATGATGCCCTGATCCATATCAAGCATTCCGGTGCCATTTGCTGGGATGCCGCGCTCGAAAACCAGCTTGTCAACCGTTACGCGGAGAAATACGCGAGCGGAATGGATTTCGCGGCAACGGCTACCGCACGGATGATTGGCGGTTTTGGCATCCGTCCCGATGACGCGGATGATGATGAGCAATTCGCCGCCATCGCGCGAAGAATCTTTGACACGCTGAACGATTCCGCCGTCAAGCGCTGGTTGACAGCCATGCCCCGCGAACACGCCGCCGCGATCTACGCAGAGCTTGGATATTACGAGGGCACAATCACGTACTCTTGCATCGAGATGTGTGGCAGTTTGTTCCGCGACAAGTGGAACGATTGCCACCCCGGCGACGAAATACCGGTCAATCCCGATTTTCTGCCGAGTTTTTAAGACCAATACCTCGTGGAGGGAAAAAATGAAATATTACATTGAATGCACCGTGGACAAAAAAGACCCGCTGACTGGCAGAACAATTGAAACTGACGTTGACCTCTCCCTGCCTTATCTGGTGGATGTCGAACCAGCTCGGATGAATGACGAGTGGGCGAAAGCCCGTCTCATCAGCGAGTATTGGGAAGATTTTGACCCCGCGACGCCTGCCCCGCGTATGTGGTGGGAAACTGACAGCGGAAAAGACGAAAACAACGATTATTATACATTGATCGTATATACGGCTACTGATGACGGCGAGCCGGATTTTGATAACATGGTTGCGGGCGCGTCTATGGACGCTTGGGAAATTTGGGAGGAGAAAAAACATGAACATTAAACAGCTGCGTATCCTGCGCGGATTGAAGCAGAAGGAGCTGGCGGATAAGATGGGTATATCCGCCCAGCAGCTTAACAACTACGAGGGTGGTAATAGCAACGCAGGCAACAAGATTCTGCCTGTGTTGGCGGACGCGCTGGGCGTTTCGACCGCCTACCTTCGGGGCGATGCCCAGCGGCTGGCTGTCTATGACTGGCAGACCGGGCGCACGGAGGCACTCCCAATCGTGTCCGAGACGGTGATCGACGAGTATGGGATATTTTATCTCGTCGATCACCCGGATGTCGGGATCATTGCTGTTATCCAGTCTGAGGGTATGCAGTTTACCCTCGCGGACTGGCGGTTGGAACAACCGATGACCGTTGATGAGATCGGCGGCGCGCGCTGGGTTGACAGCCGCGGAGAAGATGTCATCATGTATAAGGGGTTGCCGCGCATCCTCGTTGGCGGCGAGTTTGGCAGTAAGCGGGATCGGATCATCTAAATCCAAAAATATTGACTGACAAAAAAGAAAGGAAGAAAAAACATGAAAATCCCAATTTACAAATCTTATGGTGTTCTGGCGCACGAATACCAGCCGGTTTATACGTGGGCATGCCCGCAGAGCGAATCCTATGATGAGATCGTCGTGGAGGTGCCAAACGTTGACGGCGAGAATTGTGATGGCGATCCGCTTGTAAATCTGGGTGACGGACTTGTTTATCCGCTTCGGATGGTGCTTGGCAACTGGGGCGACGAGCCAGCGCTTATCTGGTATGATGGTATGGTTCAGCGCCACAAGATTTTGAAAGCGTATACCAAACTATAAGATATCCCCGGCCAGAAAGCCGGGGCTTTTTGAAAAATAATAAAAATTGATTTATAAAACGATTGACAAGTAAATTAAAATAATGTATAATACAGTCATAAGGAACAAAAAAAAC